AAAAGTCAATCCGGTAGTGGGTTACTTCCTTGGGGACACGACTCCTGCCGATGTACCTGCAACGACTTCGGGTAATACGTTGACGATTACCGTACCGGCTGGCGGCTGGTTTGACGAAGTTTAATCATGCTGCTACTTACCAGTACATCAGACAAGATCCAGATCGTCACTGCGCAAGCAATCACGGTCGATGTTCACGCCTCATTTGTCGATAACAACGCAGGCGCGATCACTTTCGGACGGTTAAACACAAAAATAACAACTGCTACGACGACCGATGTTGTAGTAGCTCCCGCCGCCAGCACGACACGCAATGTCAGGGCAATTATCGTCACTAACATTCACGCGTCGTCTTCTGTCGATATCATCATTAAACATACTGATGGAACGACAGCTGTTGAATTGTGGTCGGCGACATTAGCATTCGGTGAGTCCATTGAATTAGACGAAGCAGGATCACAAACTTTCACTAACACCGGTGCAGTAAAAACGGCTGGCGGCTCCGCGCAAACTGACGTACAAGTTTTTACCACTAGCGGCACATGGACGAAGCCAACCACTTTCACACCTAAAAATATCATTGTTGAAATGATCGGTGGTGGCGGTGGTGGCGGTGGTGGTGCATCACTTGCAACCGCTGTTGTTGCTAAAGGCGGTGGCGGTGGTGGTGGTGGAGCATTTAATCGCAGCCTACTTGTTGCGTCAGATGTTACATCAACCGTTTCTGTAACACTAGGGGCGGCTGGCACTGCTGGCGCTGCAAGTGTGGCTGGCGCTGCTGGAGGTAACGGCGGTAATGGCGGTAACACAACTTTCGGTTCTTATCTAACTGCTTACGGTGGCGGTGGCGGTAACGGTGGTGCAACTTCTGCCGTTGCAACTGGTGGCGGCGGTGGCGGTGGAACGGGTGGCGCTGGTGCGGTTGGCGGTACTTCTGGGGGCATTGGTGGACTGCCTACGGTAGCTGCTGCAACTGGCGGCACTGGCGGCCAGGGCGTTACGGGAACTGTCGCCGTATTAACGACGCACTCTGCTGAATTTGGCGGTGGCGGTGGCTCTGGTTCTGCTGCTACGCCTGTTGCCTCTGGCCTAGGTGGATCGTCCTTGCGCGGTGGAGGAGGTGGCGGCTCTGGTGCGGGTCACTCTGCTACGCCAACAACTGTACAAGGTGGAGCGGGTGGCGCGTCTGCTTCCTACGTGGTAGGTGGCGGTGGTGCGGCAGGATCGGACGGACTCGCTGCTTCTAATGGTGGTAATGGCGTAAATGGCACGGACGCTAACTCAATTAAAAATGGCTCTGGTGGCGGTGGTGGTGGTGCAACTATTCTTGCCTCTGGAACTGGCGGTAACGGCGGTAACGGCGGCAAAGGTGGAGGTGGTGGTGGCGGTGGTGGTGTTGGTATGAATCCTGGTGTCGGCGGTGCTGGTGGTGCTGGCGGTTCTGGTTATTGCGTTGTGTACTGCTGGTAAGGAGATGATATGAGAGCAGCACAACTACGCTATGGAATCGTTATTAACTTTGCCGAAGTCGAGGCATTTGATAGCGAGTACATTGATCCAAAAAATGCGGAAATGGGCGCGGCTTGGAATGGGGAGAGCTTCACTAATCCTGTACCACCAGCTCCAATCGTTCCGCAAACAGTAACGAAACGGCAAGGCAGACAAGCGCTTATATTGAGAGGCAATATTTCATTAGTACAGCCTGCTATTGATGCAATCAGTAACCCGATACAAAAAGCATTAATGCAAAGTGAGTGGGACGATTCGCAAGAATATCATCGCAACCGTGAATCGCTCATTATGATTGCAAACGTCATTGGCTATACGACAGCAGATCAAATCGACGAATTATTTATATTTGCAGCCTCACTGTAATAGACTGCTATGTCATCCGAAGGGCAATTTGATCCGCTGTTAGTTAATACCGCTTGGTTTGACACTACAAATGTCAATGCAGGTTGGTTTGACGATGATCTGATTGCTAATGTGTCGGCGGGTGGGCAATCAATTTCACCGGTAGCTGGACACTTAGTTTTAATAGGATACGCACCAAGCTTTTCCAGTTCACAAACTATTAATTTAGTCACTGGTCATTTGGCATTAAGCGGATATGCTCCATCGATAAGTCAGCCGCGCAACATTGCAGCGGCAGCAGGTCATGTCACTTTGTCAGGCTATATACCAAATATTAGCCAGCCAAGAACGGTAGCACCAAGTACGGGGCATATCAATTTAAGTGGGTATGTTCCAGTAATTACATCAGGAGGGGCGCAGTCGATTGCGCCAATTGCGGGACACATTATTTTAACGGGCTATGCGCCAGGTGTTTCGGGAGTTGTAGCGCAAAATAGTTACTTACTTCCAATGCATCGGCATCGAGGTAATCGTTAAGTCAGACAACACATTAACTAACCCGCAAATCGCGGGTTTTTTTATATTCAAAAGGAATCAGCATGGCAACTATTACACCGACACTTACCTATGTTAGCGATGACAGATCAGTCGCCCGTTTTACATGGGGGCCAATGGCAAATGGTGATGTTGGATCGCCTGTTTCTTTTGTTGAGTGGGCAGATCGATCTGTTCAGGTAACAGGTACATTTGGCGCGGGTGGGAATATGAGATGGCAGGGCAGTAATGATGCCGTGAACTTTTCAGTACTTACCGATCCACAAGGAAATGCATTGGATTTAACGGCGGCAAAGATCGAGGCAGTTACAGAACTTACGACAAAAGCACAGCCTTCGATTACTGCTGGCGATGGCACAACTGCATTGACGGTAACGCTTATCGCTCGTCGCGCGCAACCATTAAGAGCCTAATCCATGCTTGATCAACTGGATGAATTAACGCCTGAGCAGCAGCAAGCACAACAGGCGCAGATTGAGCGTCTGGACGCGTTCTCTGACACGATACGCAAGATGCGCAAAACGGCAATTGATGCTAGAGCGCAAATGGGCATTGAGGATCAGTGGCAAGAAGACGAGGATCATTACGAAGCAATTGATGATGCGACTCGGACTACTTCAAGCAGATTAAAGCCGTATGATTTTGGTGGAACTGGAACGGGCCCGACTCGCTTACCGGAAAAAACACTGACACGCAGTACGGTATTTGTTCCAATGACGCGCCCTTATGTCGATATGGCATCGGCACTGATCTCTGATTTGTATCTACCAACAGACGATAGGAATTGGGACGGTGAGCCTACGCCAATTCCAGATTTGATCAAGCAAGCAAAAGACATAACGCCATTAGTGCAGCAAATGCCAGCCATGCCTTCCATGATGGGACGCATTAAAAGTATGTTTGCACCGCAGCCACAACCATCTCAACCACTACAACCAGGACAGCCGCCAATGCAAGGCGCAGCACCTCAAACAGTAGGCGATGTAGCGCAGCAACAGATTGACGCGGCAAATGACGCATGGAAAAAAGCACGGACACAGATTGATGACTGGTTAGTTGACTGCTCCTACAATGCGGAAATGCGCAAAGTCATCAAAGATATGGCGCGTATTGGAACGGGAATTATGAAGGGGCCATTTCCTAAGTCGAAGTCATCTAAGGCGGTGATCAAGACTGGCGAGGAATATGCAATAGAGATTTCGCAGAAGGTAATTCCCGCGTCAAAACGCATTGATCCTTGGCGATTCTATCCAGATCCAGCGTGTGGCGAGAACATTAATGATGGTAGCTACGTTTTTGAGCAGGATTTTATTACGCGTAGCAAGTTACGTGAATTGCGTAAATTAGATCATTATATTGGCTCTCAGATTGACGCTTGCATGGAAGAAGGGCCGGTTAGTGCAACTTCAGGCAATAGAAAAACTGCATCCGAAAAACGCAGTGATTCAGAGCTATTCGAAGTTTGGTACTTTGAGGGTCAAGTGGAATGGCAGGATCTGGAAGACGCAGGATGTATTGTCGAGGGCAAGGCAGGTGATGTGTTTCATTCTGTCGTGACAATGGTCAATGACCGCGTGATCAAAGCCGCCTTATCGCATCTTGACTCTGAGGAATTTACTTACGATATCGTAGTATGGCAGCGTAAATCTGGCTTATGGATTGGCGATGGAGTAGGTCGCCAAGGACGCACAGCACAACGGGGATTAAATGCCGCCGTGCGTAACCTGATGGATAACGCAGGACGCTCAGCCAGACCGCATACTGTAATCAATCGGTCAGCAATTCAAGCCGGGCCCGATCCTTTTACGTGGTACACAAAGAACGATGCAGAACTTCAACAAGTCGCTCATGCGATGATGTTCTTCAATGTGCCAAGTATGCAAAATGAACTAATGGGCATAATTCAATATTTCTCAAAGATGTTCGAAGATGCTACTGGCCTTCCGATGATGATGCAAGGCCAGCAAGGTGCGGCACCGGAAACAGTCGGCGGTATGCAGTTGCTGATGAATAATGCATCTATCGTTCCAAGAGATATCGTTCGTCGTATTGATGATGCGTTGACCGAACCTAGCATTAACCGTTACTACGAATATTTGATGCTACATGGTGAGGATAATTCCGCTAAAGGGGATTTTAATATTCATGCGCGCGGATCTAGTGCGTTGATGGAACGGGCAGCACAAGATAAATTCTTGATTCAATTGGTGCAGTTTTCAGGAAACCCTGCTTTCGGTCTTGATCCTGAAATGCTTATGGAAGAATTACTTAAGTCGGTACGGATCAATCCAAAGAGATTGCAATTGTCTGACGAAAAGAAAAAAGCCATGGCAAGCCAACCACCGCCAGAAGATCCTCGCATCACAGCAGCTAAGATCATGGCAGCAGCAGGCGTTCAGCGCGTACAGGCACAAGGTCAGATTGATAGTCAATTGCAGCAAGCTGAGGCAAATTCAGAGTTGCAACGCATTGAACAAGAATCGACTCATGAGCAGCAAATGCTTCAGTCTGGCGGGTCTACTCCTCATATGGCTCAGGCAACAGCAAGGATAGAGCAGGAACGTATCCGCGCCAATACTGCGCAAATGGTTGAGGCTAGTCGATCCCATGCGGAGATGGCAAGAGCAGATAAAGAAGTTCTCATCGCACAGCAAAATGGTGAATACGATTTGCGTAAATTGGAATTGCAGCGCGAGATTGCTTTGCTTGACTATGCGAATAAAGAAAAGATTTCAATCAACGATGCAAAAGCAATGTTGGCAAAATCTGCAATGGACAACCAAACCAAACGCGAACTAGCTTCAGCAGAAGTGCAATTGGCAAGCAATGAAAACGCCAAGAATCGTGAATTGGATTTGCATAAGCACACCACAAGTTTAGTGCGCGATCAAATGACTAATCCCAATACGCCATGATCACTGAGTTTAAATTAACGACAGCGGAAATTCATAGCGGTGCATGGATGCGGATTAAGGCGCACTTAGAGGAACGATTGGAATTGCATCGCAAATCGAACGATAGCAATTTAACGCAAGACGAAACCGCTCGATTGCGGGGACGAATAGCGGCAACACTTTATGTTTTAAGCCTGGGGGTCGAAGACCTACCGGAATCTGTAGCAGGTAACGACGAGTAAAACCGTTGCCCTGTTTAGTACGTCAATGACCTGCCAAGTGCGGGTTTTGTTTTTGGAGAATCAAATGAGTGAAGGAATTGAAGTAGCACAAAGTTCTTATGTGAGCGACGAATCTACGGCTGCGGCTGCTGCATTCGGAAAAGCACGTGGAGAAATCCAAGAACCAATTGAAGTCGATGTTGAGCCACCAGAACCGGAGATTGTAGAAGATCCAAAAGTTCTAGCGGGGATGACAGAGAAAGAAATTACTGAGCTACTTGGCGAGATACCAAAGTACAGAAAGCAGATCGATAATCTTGCAGGAAACAACGGAAAGCTTAATGCAGCAATCCAGAAGCTACAGCAAGAAGCCCCTCGCGGGGAATTGATCACCGTCACAGATGAAGATATGGCTGACCTTCAGGACTTCCCTGAGTTAGCAAACATGACCAAATCTGCCTTGAATAAAGTTCTTGGCAAGCTCAATACAAGAGGCACTGGGCCAGTACAAACACCGGACGATTACATCGCTCTGGCAACTAAAGCTGCGCAACAGGTCGCTACAAGTGAGCGCGTTAAAACACATATCGAATTATTAGACGGTCTTACTCCTGGCTGGCAAAATATCATTGGGCTACCAGATGCCAATGGAGCTATTCCAGACACCGAGTACCGACGCTGGCTATCTACGCAACCGGCCGACTATAAAAAACGGATTGATGATTCAACCAATGCGTTTGAGATCGGTTCTTCAGTCAAAAATTTTAATGAAGCAAAAGAGGCTTCAGCCAAAAAACAGCAGCAAAACAAACAGCGCCTAGCGAATGCAGTACAGCCTAACGGTCAAGTGGCAGCGCGAAGCAATATCTCGGAACAATCCGCAGCCGATAAAGCTTTTCAAGCAAGTCGATTGCGATCATAGGAGTTAAATCATGTCAGTAGCAGCATATTCAAATATAACGCAGCGGGTAGGCACCCTGAAAGGTGAGATCTTATCTCACGCTGCACCAGTCGAGGTTTTATCTTTGGTCGGTACAGATAAAGATAAAGTCATTCCAAAAAACAAATCCAATAACGTCAAGTTTCGTCGTTGGCTGCCTTACGGTGGTGTTGATAATCAGTGGATCACTGCATCTAATGTCGCTTCGTTTGCATCAAGTCAAAGTGCGGTAGATGGTGTAACGCCAACTGCAGATACATTGACACCAACAGACATCACTGCAACGCTTGTACAGTATCTTGTTCTGTACTGCGTTACAGATCAGATGACCGACATGCACGAAGATGGCGATATCATCCCTGATGAAGCTAAGCGTCAAACTGGTCAACGTATGGGCTTGATTGGTGAAATGGTGCGTTACGGTGCTTATAAGGCGGGTACAACTGCTTTCTATAGTGGCGGCACAAATCGCAGCACAGTCGCCAACACAGTGACAATCAATGTCTTGCGTAAAGTTGCCAAGACATTGTTAACCAATCATGCGCGACCAATTACGCAAGTATTGGTTCCATCAACCAACTTTGCCTCGGCACCAATTGAAGCTGCGTTTATTGTGTTCTGCCATACCGACTTAGAACCCGCTATCCGTGACTTGCCAAACTTCAAGGACATTGCCAACTACGCACAACGTAAGCCAATCCACGATATGGAAATTGGTTCATGTGAGCGTTTCCGTTTTGTCTTGTCCCCTGAGTTGGCTGGCTATCCTGATTCTGGCGCAGCAATTGGATCAACAGGCATGATCTCAACCACAGGCACATTGATTGACGTTTATCCAATGATCATGATGGCCGATGAATCTGTTGGTCAAACACATTTGGGCGGCGTTGAAAATTGGGATGCATGGTACTTGCCGCCTTCACAGCGCGATAAGTCTGATCCAGGTGGACAACGTGGTTATGTTGGCGCGAAGTGGTACTACACCGCCATTATCCAAAACCAAGGCCGTCTTGCTGTTGTCGAGGCAGGCACACCGTACCTGTCTTAATTAACTAACGATGAAAAAGGCGGCTAGTTCAGCGCCTTGATTATCAGAAGGAATAAACATGGCTGAATCAATTAAACAGCGAACTAATTCGATGGCAAATCACCGTGACGCGGAGGCAATGCGTAAGTTACTTACTGCAACGCAATCCGACCTTGCGGCGATACGCTCATCGTTTATTCTGCTGACCGCAAAGTTAGATGCTGATGCGGGTGTTACCGACACCACATACAGCTCCCTGACTAATCCCCCTGCACTTACTACATTAGTATAAGGAAATTATCATGGCTCAAAATATAGCAGGTCAAACACTGACCTATTTACCATCCCAAGGCTCGGCAGCTTTTGCCAATGGTCTTAATGTTCTCGATGCAACGGCAATTGTCGCCACTGATTACATTGAAATCGTTTGCGGCTTTAAACCAAAGTATGTCAAATGGGAAAACGTCACGGATCGCGTCTGCGGTGAATTTTACGAAGGTATGGCGGTTAACAGTTGCATCAAGACCGCCGCTGCAGGCACTCGTACTCTTGAAGTGACTGGCGTGAACGGTGGTATCACCATTACCAATACAGGTTTTCGCGTTCTTCAAAATGCGACGCTTGCACTGGTATTAGCTTCAAAAACATGCGCTTGGCGCGTTCAGGCGTAACGTAGTTTGATGTAAAACAAAGACTCCTTCGGGGGTCTTTTTTCTTTTCTGGAGAAGAAACATGGCAACACGAAATACTAATACCGAAGAGATGCAAGGCCCATCAGCTCCTGAAGTCATGATGCCTGCTAGTGGTAGCTTTACTTACGAAGATGTACCAGAAATCGAAGTTGTTGTTGATGTCATGGCAGATAAGGCAGATTGGGCTGAGAAGATGCGCTTTAACAATGAAATGATCACTATCCGTATTCAAGAAACGACCAATCCAAATGAAGAATTGCGCGTTCCAGTTAGTGTGAACGGCATCCAATCCCATCCAGTGTATGGAAATCATTTGCCGCGCGGCATAGAAATTAATGTTCGTCGCTTTGTTGCAGAACAATTGTTGCGTGCCAAGCCAATCAACGTTCGTACTGTTAAAACAATTGATCATGATGGTAACGATACCGCAAAGATTGTTCGCACGATTGGAACCGCCTATCCGTTTGAAGTGATCGGTGCAAAGCCTAGAGATACCGACTGGCTGCGTTCAATCCGCGCGCAGGCGTAAGTAATGAATTACCTAGAGTTAGTCAATAAATTTCGTGAGAAATGCGCTGCGTCTGGATCTCCGCTTTCATCGACAGTATCGCAAACAGGTGAGTCTTTACGTTTCTGTAATTGGATTAATGACGCATGGATGGATATACAAGGAGCAGCAGAGGATTGGCAATTTATGCGCGCAAACTTTACTTTTCCAACCGTTCTGCATCAGCAATCCTATACGCCAGCACAAGCGAATACAACGAATTTTGCTAACTGGAAGAATGACTCTTTCAGGATTTACCGTACTGCTCTAGGTACAAACAATGAAATGTGGTTGCCATTTAATGAGTACGAATATTTTCGCAATCTCTATCAATTTGGCGCTATGCGTAACACGTATCAGCAGCCGGTAGTAGTAAGTATTGATCCTGCAAAAAATCTCTTGCTTGGTGCTGCGCCAGATGGCATAGGTTACACGGTGACAGGGGAATATTTCTCTGTACCTGTTGAGCTTTCTGCCAGCACAGATATTCCCTCTTTGCCTGTTGAGTATCATCGCGCAATTATCTATCGCGCCATGATGTTCTATGGCGCATATGAGGCGGCTGGTGAGGTATTCCAGCAAGGGCAATCTGAGTTTAATAAAGTCTTTGCGCGGTTAGAACTCAATCAATTGCCGAAGATTAATCTTGGCGGTCCGATGCTATGAAGATGCCTACTGTTAGGCAAGACTTCTATCCATTAGGTGGTGGTCTTGATCTCGTCACGCCAGCGATAGCGATTGAGCCAGG